TCCAACTGACGTTAATCAGTTTGAAGCAGGTGACACGAAAGGTGACTTGGGTAGAAAACCCAAGGCGTTAACGGCACTTGTAAGAAATTGTGTAAACATGTTTGGTAGTTGGAACGTAGGACTTATAGCAACCAATCACACATACGCATCACAGGACATGTTCGATCCTGATGACAAGATATCAGGTGGACAAGGATTTATCTATGCATCAAGCATTGTGGTTGCAATGAAAAAATTAAAACTTAAAGAAGACGAGAAAGGGAACAAAGTTACAGATGTGAGAGGTATCAGAGCCGCTTGTAAAGTTATGAAGACGAGATATGCCAAACCTTTCGAAGGCGTACAAGTGAAAATTCCTTATGACACTGGCATGGACCCTTACAGTGGATTAGTTGACTTGTTTGAGAAAAAAGGACTGCTTGTACAACAAGGTAACAGGCTAAAATACATTGACTCCAAAGGTAAGGAGCATATAGACTTCAGAAAACAATGGGTAGGTGATAAATTAGATATGATAATGGCAGAGTTCAAAGAAACTGCTCCAACCGAAGAAGTAGAAGAAAAGAGTAATGATTGATTTTACACACGAAGACATTGAACGTTTATGGAACTCCATTGTGCATTACGTACCCGAGAGGCAAAAACTGGACTGTGCGATAGATTTTATTAAAAGTTTAGAAGACATTGGTGTTGAACATGATGAAATAAAAGCGTCCGCAGAATACGATCCCAAGTTAGAAGAAGCAATCAACACTGTGTTCGAGGAAGACGAAGAGTCAGACGGATACGGTGAAGATGATTAATTGGTACAACGAAGTAAGTCGAAATCTTGATAAAATCCCAGACTGTGTTGCATATTTTGATAAAGAACTTCTAGAAGCAAAGAAGCAGTGTAAAATATATGGTAACCTCGAAAGAGCCAGTGCCTCATTGCCTGGTATAGTAGAGGAAAGATTCAGCCAACTACAACAACTAGAAGCAATTTTAGAATACCTAAACATAGAATTAAGAAGACTAAGATCAAAGACCTTTAGAAAATATCTAGAAAATTACAATAGAGCATTATCAAGCAGAGATGCTGAAAAATATGTAGACGGCGAAGACGATGTCGTTGATATGGACAAAATTATAAATGACTTTGCTTTAATAAGAAATCAATGGCTTGGCATCACCAAAGGACTAGATCAGAAACAATGGCAGATAACAAATATTGTCAAACTGAGAGTAGCGGGAATGGAAGATGCAGACATCAAATAATAGAATAATACTTACAGACGTAGACGGTGTGTTGTTGGAATGGGAAAAACATTTCACTGACTGGATGTTACAACGTTCTTACTACACCGATAAAAACGAACGAATATACCCGTACAAACTTTTACCAAACAAAGAGAACACTTATGAAATGGCTGAACGCTTTGGTCTTTCAATACCCGAAATACGTAAAGAAATAAGGGAGTTCAACAAAAGTGCTTGGATGGCCACACAGTGTCCTATGCTGGATTCACAAACGTGGGTAAAGTTACTTGCGGCAGAGGGGTGGACATTTATTCCTATAACATCTCAGACTTCAGACATACCGGCACAGCAGGTGCGGAAAAAAAGATTAAGTGATTTGTTTGGAGAATATGCTTTCAAGAATTACCACATTCTCGATACAGGCGCAGACAAAGATTCTGCATTAGCGGAGTTTCACAACACCGGGCTGTATTGGGTCGAGGACAAGCCAAAGAACGCTGTAACCGGGCTCAAATACGGTTTAAAGCCTATATTAATAGACCACCCATACAATAGAGATTTTAACCATCCAGATGTAATCCGTGTAAATAATTGGCAAGATATACACAAATTACTTCATGGAAAAAAATAAATTCTGTATCAGACCCTTTAATAGCATACGTGTAGACACCGACGGTTCCATGTCAACATGCTGTAGGATTAATGCTAAACACAGTAAATTCGCAGGTAAACACGATTACAATCTTAAAACCAATTCTATAAAAGACTTCTGGCAAAGTGAGTATAGAAAAACATTAGCACAATCCTTTTTGAACAGTGAGCAATCAAAAGAATGTCAAATATGTTGGGATGAAGAAAAAAGAGGTATTAAAAGTTTCCGTCAGTTTTCAAACAATGAGTATGGAATACTTGGTAATAAAAAGCCTCTGGAATATCTAACTTTACTTAAAAAAGATAATTTAACACATCCTGAAGACTACAATCTCGAAATAACAAATCTTTGCAATCTTAAATGTTATATGTGCAAGGGTGGATCAAGCAGTAAATTATTAGTGGAAAATAATGACCTAGGACTTGCCGATAGCGATGGAATCAAGAACAAGAAACAATCAGATTACGATGTCGATGACGAAAGGCTAGACTATCTTATAGATCAAATTGTCGAAGAAAATGTTACATCAATTACACTCCAAGGAGGAGAACCGTTATTAAATCCAAAGATAATAAAACTATTACAAAAACTAGGAAAAGGAAACACCGCAAAAAAGGTAAAGGTCTTAATTACAACTAATGCTACACAATACAGTGAACGTATTTTAGAAATATTAAGAAAGTTTAAAAAAATACACATTATTTTCAGCATAGACGGTGTTGGTAAAGTAAACGATTACTTAAGATATCCTAGCGACTTCCATCAGATAAAATCCAACGTGAAAAACTTTAAAACATTAGATAATGCTACATTTATGATTACATGCACTGTTCAGAATATCAACTTATTGTATGTAAAAGACATGATAGAGTTTGCTTGGCAAAACGGCATTCATCTTAAATTAGGAATTCTAGACATACCGTCATATTTGCACCTCAGTGTCTTACCTACGATAACTAAAAAGAAGGCACTGCAGAAGTTGTTAGAAGTTGATAAAAATCAACTGACTCATGTATCAAATTTTGAAGTGCTGAAATCTCTGTTAGAATCAGACATAGATAGAGAACAAGTGGACGAGATAGGAATATTCAAATCAATTATATCTAAAAGAGATTCTTACAGAAAAATAAACATGGCAGATTTTGTACCACAACTGGCCACAGATTTAGAAAGGTGTAATACATGAAAATATATGTAGGCCACGATAGCAGAGAAGACATAGCATACCAAGTTTGTGAACACAGTATCAAGAGAAGAGACCCATCGGCAGAAGTTATCCCTTTGAAACAAAAACAGATGCGTGATCAAGGTCTATATACTAGACCTGTTGACAAGTTAGCATCAACCGAATTCACTTTCACTAGATTCTTTGTGCCATACATGAATGATTTCAAAGGCTGGGCGGTGTTTTGTGATTGTGATTTCCTTTGGAAGATACCATCGCATGAACTTGTAAAATATTGTGATAATTCAAAAGCAGTTGTGGTTGTACAACATGATTACACTCCAAAAGAAACAACCAAAATGGACGGACAAGTTCAGACTGTATACCCTAGGAAAAATTGGTCCAGCATGGTGTTATGGAACTGCGAACATCCTAAGAATAAAATATTAACTCCAGAGTTACTGAACGAAGAATCACCAAAATTCTTACACAGGTTCAGTTGGTTGGAGGATAACGAGATTGGTTCATTGCCTTTAGAATACAATTGGTTGGTGGGTTGGTACAAAGAACCCAGAGACGGCACACCAAAAGTATTACACTACACTGAAGGCGGACCATGGTTTGATGGATACCGTGATTGTGAATACGGAGACGACTGGAAGAAAGAACTTATTAACCTTTTTAGTTCGTAATGAATTGGAAAAAAATTAAACCAAGTCATTATTGCAAAGAACCTGTCACGCACATATATACGCAAACTATTTTTGATGTTAAAGAGTATGATAGATTATATGAGAATCAAAAAAATCTTGATCACAGATCTTGGCACGAGTTCGATGAAAAATACAAGATAGGATTCGAATTCAAAGAAAAATTTGATGATATAGATTTTGACAAGGAAATAATTTGCCTTTGGTTTTTCAAAGAAAGAAGTGATAGGACTGCTTCATATGTAAATGTTGCTGGCAAGGAGTTAACTTATCGTCCAAACACATTTTTAATTACCCAATCGAAACAGTTATCTTTTGTGAATACCAAACGAAAATACATACGTAATCCTTTGATACAAATAGATATGACTTTGGAAACCTATAACAATATTGTAAAAAAGTTTCAATAATAAATTTTATCTATTTGATCTGCTTGTTCTTTTTGTTCAATTATTTCTGAGTTCTTAAAACCTAGTTCCAACATGTAATCATCCATTTCTTTTTCCGAAGGAAGGTCTGGAAACTTTTGATCTTTATACAGATTCACTTCTTGTATCACATACTTTGCCCGTTTGAATATTTCTGGAGCACCCTGCATTACCATTATCTCCGCCCCTTGCACATCTTGTTTTATCAGATCGTACTGAGCATCCTTGCCAACCAAACTGTCCAATGTTGTCATTTGTCTCACTTCGAAATCTTTGAATATCCCAAACAAGGTGGAACCTTTTGTGTAAGTGACCTTCTTTTTGCTTCCCTTATCAATCTCCCTCAAATACATCTTGACCTCTCTGTCCGTGTCACCTAGCACAGCAATATGATAGTCGGGAGTGATTTCTTTTAATTTTTTCTCGTGTTTTTGTCCTGCCTCTATACAGGTGTAGTGTGCATCCGGCCAGATTTCTTTAACATTTTTAGTCCAAAATCCGTTCCAGGCACCAACGTCTAATATCCTAGTAGGATTAAAATTACTTTTGACTTTTAGTTGTGACAAATATTTGTACATCATGCTTTCCTATATACTATGTCAGGCCAAGTTTTGATCAAAATTTTGAAGCCTAGGCTTTGTAGATAGTTTTCTATTCGTGTATTGCTACTTCCATACCTTTTACTGTTGTTATTCAGTTCTATCATTACACACTCAACTTGTTCTAATAAAGTGTTCGCACCCTTCAAAACTTCCATCTCAAGTCCCTCTACATCTATTTTAATCATGTCCACATCTGAGATATCTAATGAATCTAATTTGGATATCACAGTATCTCCTTTTTCAAGCAACACCCTTGTATTTTGGGTAGCCGTTTCGCTTGTAAGTTTTATCTTGCCGTCTTTGTTACCTATCGCGTGATTGAACAATCTAATGTTGTCGTGCGTCCCAACGTTTTTTATCAAACATTCGAAATGTGTTTTGTTGGGTTCGTAGCAATATATCTCGTCAGCATACTTCTGCATAGCCATTGCCCACGTTCCGCACCAGGCACCTATATCAAGTATTTTCCTAAATTTTTTATTATTTTTTTCACACCACTCTATAAATTTTTTTAGGCATTTATCCTGCATATAAGGATTTCCTTTTTGGCGCCATTGTTCTATTTGAGCGTCTGACGAGGGTACCCATAGCCCATCTGTTAACTTTTCAATTTTCATAAGATGCCTTTATCCATTAATATTTCAACAGCGGTTCCATCTGCAAACTCTTGAGGTGTAAACTGTTGATAGGCGAGGCTATACAACCAGTCCTCACATCCTACAAAAAATGGATTCTCTATGTCTGCAAGTTCTTGTCCACCTACTTCTGTAGCAAAACTTTTCTCATCGCATATGACAGGTATGCCCATACACTGTGCTTCCACCGCCGCTATTGAACAACTAGTTACTAGACACCATGCGTCTTTCAAGTCCTCTGATAGTGGCACTGTTGCTTCACTAGGCCCTGATGTTCCCCTGCCACGCGGCTTCTGTCTTATCTTTATAGGCCTATCTGTATATCTTTTGATCTGTTCTACGATATCGTTCGTCCAGTTGGGTTTATCCAGATAATTATTGATCCCTGCTGAACTAGGACACACTAGAACATATCTGCCTTTGAAATTGGGTGCCTTTACTTTCAGACCAAATTTTTCAAATCTGTCAGACTTACAGCCTTTTATAAACGTAGCATGAATTTTATTTCTACATATACGCCAATAATGATTGTCTGGTTTTAAATTATTGTTATCAAATCTGCCAAAATAAGGTGTGTCGGTAAACCAGAACTGATGCTTACGTGCTTCTAATTTTTTTACTAATTCTAAATTGTTATTAACAAAACCCCAAAACATTGAATTTTCTACAGGTTCCTTTTCAATCATGTTGTCTAGGATCTTGACTTCATCTGGCCATGATTTCCTGACACCGTTGAATACTTCCCAGGCTTTGCTTTTCCTGTTATTAAATGGAGCGTAAATTGTTAGCATCAATGAATTCCTTTAATTGAGTGGCCCAATCCTTATGACCTTCCGTTGACGGATGTGGGTCATCTGGTGCACAGTGCTGTTTATTTTGTACAGTATAATCTAAATGACTGGTTTCAGGCTTAAAGAATCTAACTTTATCTATCTTATCATACAACAACTTGATATCAGGATTTGATATGTCGGCATCAGATAATGTGT